CCACCTTCTGCCCATTTCTTACCATCAAGCCCTATTCCATGAAAATAGAACGTGGAATCAATATAGTAACTAACTGAATCGGTGTCTTCATTCCACTTCAACTGCACAATCTTTGAAACGTTTTTCATTCGACCCGTATCAACTGCATTTTGGCGTATAATCTCCTTTTTGATTTCGGTATTCAACACTCGCGTTGCTGTACCTTGTCTGCGATATACGTCTTGAATCGTTGCCATACTTATAACGTACTTAATTAGCGTTTGTTTACCAAATCATTCTTGGTGTGTCAGGAGCGTATGTAATCGTTTGGAAGTAATATCGCACCGCATCCAAAGCATGATTATAAGCGTCAATAGGTTTATTCGTTGCGCTTCCATCCCTATCAGTTGCCCATACATAAAGCCTCAACTCTTTGATTAAATTCAGGCTTCGTTTCGTTACTCGCAAATCAAGTTCTTGCATACGTGAAACACCATAGATAACTGAATCAGCGCCTTTTTTAGCGTCAATGATTCGCCACCCCTCAATTCTTAACTCTGCGTTTGATTTCATTTCTGCACTATCAGCTACAATAGACTGAAACGCATCCACACCCAATGAACGCATCAAAGCGCTAATCTGTTGATTCAATAATCCCGTTTGATATATCAACTCATCTAAGTAGTAAACGCCATCAGCGTAGTGAATAGCAACCAACGCGGTGGGGTCGTTTCTATATCCGTAGTCTAAGCCATACCCAACTAATCGAGCGTGTTCAGGAACGTAATCGCATTGTTTCCAATTTTCGAACACAACGCCCTGCAAACTACCTATTTCGCCATTCACATAAACCCGTACCCAGTTAGCCCAATACTCACTTGTTTTTGCTTTCTCTTCGGCTTTCTTAAATTCGTTTATAATTGACGCTTCTAAGGCTTCGTTATCACGGTAGGTAAGGATTATGAAGTCAACATCGGGCTGGTTTTGCAATTCAGTATGCGCCCAAAATTCAGCAGTTGGATTAAAGTCAATGTAAATAAACTCCCTTGTTCGTATGGCTAATTGGTAGTACGTTTCCCATCCTATGTTATTAGCCTCATTCACAAATAAAACATCACGCCTTGCACCTCGCATCTTGTCCGGTTGGTCGCCTGAAAAGAACTCGATGAATGAACCGTTTGGAAAGTAGTAGGTCAAAGTAGACTTATTCCATGCTGAGTAATCCATTAAGCCCACCCACTCCATTATCTTAACGAAGTCACGCATCGCGCCACGCCTTAAATGGGGTATGCTTTCAGATACTATGCTTATCTCTTTGCCTGCGTTCTTGTTTGCGTAGTCGATTAGAAACGGTATAATAGTGAACGTTTTTGAACTCGATGAACCACCTTGTACAATGCGAACACGTTTCCTTAGTGCTGCAATCTTATCCTGCGCTGTCGTCTTCTTTAACATCTATCTCAAGCCCTTTGAATATCTCTACATTGTGAACCGTTTGGCTAATTTCTTCTTTCGGTTTGCCGTAAACCCTATCGAATAACACATCGAGAATGTGAATGCTGCCCTTCTCAAAATCGCGTTTCGCTTTCTTAGCAATCAAAGCAACCCAAAACGGTAACTCATCATTCGCTGCCAAATCCATCAACTCCTTTTTTGTCTTGCCTAATATCACTTGAATAATATCCTGCGTTTGCGTCTTGCTCAACTTCAAATTGTGCTCAGCAAAAAAGTAATCCGCAAGCACGGTTTCAATTTTCTTAGGGCGCCCGTTTGGGTTTCCTGACTGACCTTTTTTGAATTTACTATGTTCTGGAGTTTCTGACATAATTTCCCTGTTTAATCCCTGTTTTTTAATTCAAAAGATGCTGTAATTCTGTTTTCAGAGCCACTTGTTAAATTTCCAACATTACGTTTTACATCTCCTTTATGTAGAGTATTTCTTCCATAATGTGTACACGTCCATTCATTTGATTTTTTTAAAGCGTTTATTAAACTTGGTGCTGATGTAGCTATATTAAATCTCCATTTATCTTTTTTGTAAACTGTACCTACTTCATTCAATAATTTTAACCCTATTCCTGCTCCTTGATAATCAGGTAAGATAACTAATCGATGAACTTTTTTTAAATTCTTAACTTTAGGATGTGGAAAATGCAATACACTTAAAAAACCTGCTATATCATCATTAACTGTCGCTATAAATACATTTGCAGTGTTGTTATGTGTATGACTTAAATAATGGTGCTTAGCAAACATTTTCCAAATTGACTTATCTCTTGTTTGGTATATTTCAAATTTAATTTCTGGTCTATTTTTTTTTTGACCCTCAAAACTTTGAAAGGTCATTGTATCTGTATTAAAAATCCAATCAGGTAAGAGCCAATCTTGTACATCAAAATGACAAGTGACTGCAATAAATTGTTTATCTGTTTTCCTTATTGCTTTTTGCATAGCAAAAGAGCCTATTTGTGCAACATTTCTATCCACTACACTTGTAAATTCATCAAATACAAAAAATTTTTGTTCTTCTAAAATTGCACGTGCTAAATCAACTCGCATTTTTTGACCGTTAGATAAAACTGAATAAGGTTTTAACCAACTTGGAGGACTTGAAAAACCAACTGAATTAAATGCCGATGTTATTTGTTCAACACTACACTCTTTTGGCATATCATCCAAAACTGTTTCTGCTGAATAATTATATGAAGTGATGTAAGCGTTTTCAAATAACTGTGTAGCTATTGTTGTTTTTCCTGTTCCGCTTTTACCTACAATCAAACCTATTTGCCATTTTTCAGGGAGCGTAATTTCTCCTTTGAATTGTTCAATAACATTTTCAGATTGTAAATCAAATTTACCAATCACAGAAGCAACTCTAAATGTTTGCTTTGGCTTAACTTCTTTTATAATGTCAAAAGTCGGCATTCGTGTCCTTGTTCAATTAATTTATTATATGTGTTTTCTTGATGCTCCTCATCTTTACAAATAACTTCAATTCTATAAAGATTTTCAATATTACTTGATAAATCATTTTGTTCGTCTTCTAAAAACTGGTCTGCCTCAAACTCAGGCACATCCAATCCCCACGCTTCCAACTCTTCGCCATCCCATTCTTTCAACTGCTCCCAGTCCCACTCACCGAACCCAACGTTATCTTTAATGATAAACTCTCTCTGCTGCTCTTCGGTAAGGTCTGACGCTTTGATGATTGGCACTTCTTTAAGTCCTGCTTCCTTGCACGCTTTTAAGCGCATATTTCCGCCTAAAACAATCATGTCATCATTGACTACAATCGGACGTATTTCGAGCATCTGAGGGAAGTCTTTAATCGACTGCACTAACTTATCAAACTTGTCATCTTTGATTACTCTCGGATTGTTTGGGTTTGATTTTACCGTTGATATTTTAACTGTTTCGATATTCATTACCGAAGTGTTTTGATGTATTTATGCCTTCCCATTGTTTTTAAATATTTCGTTATAATCCGAATCCTTCCCACACCACCAAGACTTGATGTTTTCACGTGTTGTTTGCTCTAACCAACACGCTCTGAAATCATAAGTCCAAACAGTTCTTTTGCCTATCCATTCTCCATCTACAATTCTCCAACCGATGTTATTTTTATCTAAGAAAACACCACGTGAATCTTCAATAATACAACGTGCAAAAGCATTGGAAACAATACATCCTATATCACTCACAAACGATTTGTTTCTTGTAGTAAACAACCCATGCAGGCTGCTGAACATTCCATGTCTGCGTTACCGTTCCATTTAAGCCACAATCCATGCTTGATTTGGCTGTGCTGCTTTGCTCAGTCCAATAGCCTTGATTGCCTTGGATAAACGTAACCTCTCTACATTGACACATTGGTGTTGATGGTGTTTCTTTCTTGCAGGATGCGAGCGCAAATAGTCCCGCAATTAAAATTAGTCTTTTCATTTTATTTAGTTTTATTCTTTGGCGCTGGCTTTGGCTTTGGCGCTTCCTTCACTTCGATTTGTGGCTCAACTTGTGTGCCTTTTTTTAATTTGTCTTTACCGCTCATAGCTTTTAATTTTAGTTTTAAAATCATTTATAATAGTCCATGCGCTACGGTGTGATATATTCAAATATTTTGCCACACCTCGCACTGTCCGTATTCCTTTGTTAACGTATAAATCATAAAATAGTTTCTCAGATGGCTTGGCTTGTAGTAAGTATTTCGCCAGTGAAAATTCTAAATTTTGTTCATCTTCGCAGTATTCATCACTCTCGATGTCTGCGCTCAGCTCATGTTCATTTGCAAATATAGTATTTATTTTATTCGATTGACTGTTTTTCCAACGATATTCTGTGTTTGCTAAATGCTTAATCCAGCTAAGGCTTAGGTCTTTTATGATATGTTTTTTTTCAATGCAAATTAAATACAAGTCTGTTTTGATGCTTTCGCGGTTTGGGCTCTTGCACTTCGACATATTAGCCGCGATTATGGATTCAATTTCTGAATCGTTAACGGTAAAAAAAATGTCGATTGTTTCCTTGTTCACATGGCAAATGTACTAAAATCCTCTCAACCAACGTAAAACATTTATTCGATACTTAAACATAAACGCCATTCCGAGCAAACAGCCCATTACAAATGATATAAGGCACAATAGAAATGTTTTACCTGACTGCCTTGTTTCGGTGCGCTCTGTGCGGTTCGTTTGGCGTATATCCGTGCGCTTTGTCCTTGATTGTGTTCGCAGCGTTTTGTTCTCGTCTTTGAGTTGCTTAGTGCGCTCCTTTTCCAATTTCAGTTCGTGGCGAAGTTGGTCGCGTTGTGCCTTGTAGTCGTAGCGAGATTTAGGGTTAATCGTTCGCGTTTGTATGATTGTATCGCGGTACTCGATGCGCTCAATTATGGCTATCGTGTCGCCATCTTGGTAAATGGTGTCGTACGTCTTGAAGGGTATCTGAATTGTGTCATTGAACTGCGTCCAAAAGTTCGGGTCTTTCTTGTTGATTTTGCGATAGTGCCATGCAGTCGAACACGATGCGAGTATGGCGATTAGGATTATTAGTGGTGTTTTCATTGTTTCTTTTTTTTGTTGTATAGGCGCTAAATAATAGCGTGTATTTGTTAGTTATGGGCAATACTACCGACATCAAAACAATGACGTTTGGTTTTCATAAGTAGCAATTCGTTTTTTAGACATTTCAACATATCTATTACTTATTTCACTTCCTACATATTTCATTTTTTCAATCACACAAGCCACAGCAGTTGTTCCTGTTCCCATAAAGCTATCATAAACTAAACTACCTTCTTTTACATAAAGCAATAGTAGTTTCCTAACTAATTCGCTACTATAAGTTGCTTTATGAATATCGTTTGAGCCATCATTGTTTTTTGCTTCTATAAAGTTAAAGTAGTTTTTATATGCCACTTGCCCTGTTTTTCTTAATGATGAAACTTCTTTATTACATTCAAAAGTTTCAAATTCATTTTTTCTGCAAAAAACAAAAACGTATTCGCACAATCTTGTTAGTTTATTTGGACTACAACTATTCGGGCTTGTAGTTGGTTTTTTCCAAATGATATTATCAGCTATTAAGAAGTTTGTTTGTTTCATTATTTCCGCAATTACAAGCCACATTAAATGAGTATTTTCACTTGAATAGGATAGGTTGTATAAAACAACGCCATTTGGTTTTAAAACCTTATCGTATGCTTTAAAAATGTCAATAGTCCAATCAATGTACTCATCATCTGTTTTGCAGTCGTTAAATTCATCGTATCGAACATTTGCACAAGCACCATCTAAACTACTTCCTTTTCTGCTTGTATTATATGGTGGACTTGTAACTATTGCATCAATAATTCCTTTATCCATTTTATCCATAGTTGCTAAACAATCCTCGTTAAAGATTTTGTTTTCAAAACCCGTACTGCCCATAACACGGGTTTGGCAAAATGGCTGTTCAGTAATTCTATTTGACATTTGTTCTTAATTTTAAAGTTTAGTAATTCTATTTAGCTTCGGGTTCAGCCACTTCGCCAAGCCCAAAACCGTTAGCAGAAATAAAAATTACTACTGCCTCCAAAACCAATTACCTTTTAAGTGCTTTCTACCTTCTGGATAAAATTCTGCTTTATCAAAAGCTATCCACCATAATTCAAGTTTCCAAATAAAGAAACGTCTTTGTGCTACATTTAATTCTAACATATCCGTAATTTTTACCTCGTATATATGCAAAACGTTATCACTACTCAATAACCAAATTAGGTTTACCCAGCGCATCTCTCACTTCTTGCAAGGTCATTGTGTTAGTTTAATAAGGGGAGTTGTGACGCTCCCCGTTTTTGTTTAAAAAGGCAAATCATCGTTTTCCACGTCCGCGACTGTAAGCCCTCCGCTCGGTGCTTGTTGGTCTTTTTGGTATGGCTCAGAAATCTTAGCGCTAAAGAATTTTTTACCTGCTTTTGAATCTTTAACCCAAAGCGCTATTTGCTTATCCACTCCATCGACATTGATTGTGCCTCGATAATCGGGCTGCGAGCCAGTCT